GTATCTTATCAATTAGTTAACCCTAACAAAGGCAAATATAACATACGATGAATAACATAGACGTGCAAGAATACATACGTGTAGTTGAGGATTACATTTGGGAAAAGAAACAACGAAAAGTTAAAACAGTATTCGATAATCCAATGATGATGCACCGACACTTTCAAATGTTATGTATGGCATACGATTATATACAACAAAACAAACATAAATAGGTTATAACAATATGAAGGCTACAATAAAAGTTCCAAGTACATTAGAAGAAATTACCGTTAAGCAGTATAGCGAGTTCGTTAAGATACAATCGAACAACCAAGACGATGAGTTTATTGCTATGAAAATGGTATCTATATTTTGCAATATGGAGCTATCTGAAGTAAGTAAGATTTCTTATTCTTCAATCATTGACGTAGTACAGCACTTAAATAATTTGTTTGCTGCAAAGCACGAGTTTGTTAAAAGGTTTACATTAGGCGGTGTAGAGTTTGGTTTTATTCCGAACTTAGAAGATATATCATTTGGCGAGTACGTAGATTTAGAAGCTAACTTATCTTCATTTGATACAATGAATAAAGCAATGGCGGTTATGTATAGACCAATAGTTAGAGAGCAAAAGAACAGATACGACATTCAGCAATACGAATCAAGCGCAAATTTTGCTGAGGTTATGGACTTTGCTCCAATATCTATTGCACTTGCAGCACAGGTTTTTTTTTGGAATTTAGGAAAAGAATTACTACAAGCTACGATGGACTATTTAGAGAAAACGATGAGCAAGAAGCAGAAAGCGACTTTAGCGAAACAACTCAATTTGGAAAACGGTGGGGATGGTATAGCAGCATATATGCACTCGCTAAAGGAGATGTTACACGATTCAATGAAGTTACCAGACAACCACTTACTAAATGTTTAACGCTTCTTACATTTGAAAAAGAGAAGCAAGAAATAGAACAAAGAAAAATTGATAGAATAATGAAACGATGAAAGGATTTTACAACTTAATAGACACAATCAAGGCAGAACTTGAAACGATACCATTTGTTAACACGGTAACACAAGGCGATATATACGATGTGGATTTAGCCAAACAAACTATATTCCCTTTATCGCATATTATCGTTAACAACGCAACGTTTGAGAATAACCAAACACGTTTTAATGTTTCTATTGTAGCAATGGATATAGTAGATATAAACAAAGAAGATGCGCCTACTGAATACATAGGTAACGATAACGTGCAAGACGTATTAAACCAACAGTTAATAGTTTGCCAACGTGTATATGAATCTGCAAAGCGTGGAGACTTATTTGATAATTTATATCAAGTAGATGGAACAGGAACGTGCGAACCATTTACAGAACGATTTGAAAACTTTTTAGCAGGTTGGACTATGACCTTTGACGTATTAGTACCAAACGAAATGAGTATATGTTAAACATTAAACAAACTCAAAAGGTATTAGATAGGTTTAGGTTGCACGTAGTTAAGGAATCAAGAAAGAACTTAACCAATAAGCAAAAGAACGCATCTAAAGGACTTTATAACTCAATCTATGGAGAAGTGAAGTCGATGCCTAATTCTATCTTTTTAGAGTTTGGAATGAATCAATACGGAACGTTTCAAGATAAAGGAGTTTCAGGTAAGCAAAAGAAATACGATACAAAGTTTAGTTTCAAGAATAAGCGACCACCGAGCAAACCATTTGAGGAGTGGGCAAAGAAGAAAGGAATTAAACCACGTGGCGCAAACGGAAGATTTATAAGCTATAAAAGTTTAGGCTTTCTTATTGCACGTTCAGTATTCAACAAAGGAATTAAACCGAGTTTGTTTTTTACCAAACCATTTGAAGCAGCATTTAAAAACTTACCTGAAGAAACGATACAAGCCTTCGCATTAGATGTAGAAGAAACAATGAATAAAACAATTTTAATTAAATAGATATGCCAGCAGTATTAAACATAAATGCACGTTCACCTTTCATAGTAGAAATAAACGAAGCAGCGCAAACATCAAGTAAAGTAGAGTTATTTATTTGGAATGGTACAGGTTCAGCACCTGCAACACCAACATATACTTTAAGTAAGAATGTACCAAGTGCAACTAACTTAAAAACAACATACGATGTTTCGCCATTTGTTCGTGAGTTTATAAACTTTGATGTGCCACTTGTTTTGTACAATACGGTAGAATTAACAAATACTAACCAATGGTGTAATGTAAGAATAAAACGATATAAGAATACTGCGACACTTTTAACTACTACAGATTATGTAGCATACGATGGTTATGGTTACTTTAGTCAAGGGTATAATCCTGATAATGGTTTGTTTAGTTTACCTGATAATTCAACACATTATTTTTACAATGATAATTTAACAATACCTATCGCATCGTTTAGAGCATACATTACAGCACCAAGTACAATTAAATGGACTAACGCAGACACAAGCGTTAACACAACTTTAATAAGCACTACAGGGGTTTACAATATTCCAATAGTATCTGAAATATCTGATGCAGGAAATGGTGTAACCGTATCTATAATTAATGCAACTGTTTTAAATGGTATTAAGTTTATTCCAATTGAAGAGTGTAAGTACGATGTAATTACAATAGACTTCGTAAATAAATACGGAGCGTGGCAAAAGGCTTGGTTCTATAAAGCATCTTCAAACAGCATTGAAACATCAGGAGCAGAATATAATTTACTAAGTGCAAATGTAAACTACGATGTAAACGTAGGTAGCAGAAAAGTATTTAACGTAAACGGAACAGAAAGCATTAAGGTTAATTCAGGATGGGTAAACGATGACTACGCAGAAATCGTACAACAAATATTGTTAAGCGAAAGAATCTTAGTAGATGGAAAACCTGCAAAAATGAAAACTAAAGGTATTGAAAAGCAAAAGCAGATTAATACTAAAATGATTAACTACCAATTAGAGTTTGATTACGCATACGATATTATTAATAATATGAAGTAATGAATAGACAAGTAGAAATATATATCGAAGGGCAGCGTTTAGAACTATTTAACGATGAGAAAATAACGATTAATTCAAGCGTTCAGAATATTAGTGATATATCTAAAACGTATACAGATTTCTCGCAAAGTTTTACTATTCCTGCATCAGTAAACAACAATAAAATATTTCAACACTTCTACGCTAACGAAGTGGATTCTACATTAGATTACAATGTACGTAGAACTGCGTATATCGAAATAGATTTAGTTCCATTTAGAACAGGTAAAATACAACTTGAAAAAGCACAATTAAAGAACGGACAAGTAGATAATTATACTATTACTTTTTATGGCGACTTAGTTACTTTAAAAGATTTGTTTGGAGAAGATAAGTTGAATAGTTTAGACGTATCAGCATACACGCATATTTACACAGGTGCAAACGTTCAAACAAGGGTTAGTTCGGATTCATTAGATTACGATTTACGCTATCCTTTAATATCAAGTAGTAGAGTGTGGCAGTATGGAGGTAGTGGCTCAAATGATATAAGCCAAACGTCAGGACATATACACTTTGATGAGTTGTTTCCAGCATTAAGAATTTCTAAAATATTTGATGAGATAGAAAATAAATACGGAATTAATTTCACAGGTAACTTTATAACAAACAAAAGATTTACAGACGTATTTTTATATTTAAAGAATAGAGAAGTATTTAATTTTTGGACTCAAAGTCAAGCAATAGATTTAAACGCAGTTGTATCTACAGGTATAGCTACGCCACAACCTATGTTTGATTTAGCAAATAACAAAATAGTATTTACTTCACCATTTCAACAAGGTAGTTTCGCTATGAGTTTAAATGTTACATCTGCTTCGCCTACTACAAATTATGTAGTTGATGTTTACGAAAATGGAATACTAATAAATTCATTTGAATATACAGGAACAGATACTAAAACTGTTTACTATGTAGATGGACTTCCTGGATTATATACTGAAGTAGTATTTAACATAAGAGCATCTCAATCTTGTACGGTAACATACGCTAATCTTGTTGTTAGTTATAGAGATATTAATGATATTGATACGTTTAATGAATGTTCTTTAAATCCAACAGTATTAACTGCAGAGGTTGATTTAGCATCTAATATGCCAGATATGAAAGTAGCAGATTTTTTCAGTGGTATATTAAAGCAGTTTAATTTAGCGTGTATTCCTTCATCTCCTACATCTTACGAGTTATTACCTTTAGAAACTTGGTACGCAAACGGAACAATTAGAGATATAACAAAGTACACAGACAAAACAGATGTAAGTATTGACAGAATGCCATTGTATAAAAGAATTTCATTTGAACACGAGCAATCTCAATCATTTATGAATCGTAAATTCTACGACTTATATACACGTGAGTATGGAGATTTAAATAGTAATTATACTTACGATGGTAGCGAATATGTAGTTAAACTGCCTTTTGAGAATTTAGAGTTTAATAAGTTTACAGGCTCAAATATTCAAGTAGGTTATTGCTTAACACCAGCACCAGACTTTAAACCATACATACCAAAACCAATACTGCTATATAAATATAACAAGTTAAGTTGCTTGTTTCATTTTAACAATGGCACAAGTACAAACCACGTTTTAACATACATTCCATTTGGGCAAGACTTATTGTTTGGTGGCATAAACTATTCTTTGAACTTTGGTAACGACCAATCAACGCTTTTAAATGTAAACATTGAACGTGGTATTTATTTCCAATACTATTCGCAGTACTTATCTAATTTATACAATCCAAAAAGCCGATTTGTAACTATTAAGGCAAATTTGCCTGTATCAATTTTAAGCAACATAAAGCTAAATGATAGGTTAGTAATAAGAGATAAGCGATATATCATAAACGATATGCAAACAGATTTAACAAGTGGTGATGTAACATTTAAACTTATCCAAGATTTTAGAAATATTAATTACGTACCAAAATGATAAAACAAATTATAGCAATGCTTAAAATATCAGACTTCTATGGAGTGTCTGAGAATATAGATATAGCAAAAGGAAAGTATAAAATTCCTAAAGGATTTAAAGAAGCAGTTAAACAAGGTAAGCGCATAGGTTATGGCAATTGAAAAAACGGTAATACTTAATGTAGAAACTAAAGAAGCTACAAAGAATATAGATTTACTATCACGTTCTTTTGAGGATGCGTATGGAGAGATACAGCCTTTAACAGGTCGTATGGGCGAACTTGAAGATCAGTTATACGAATTAGCAAACGCAGGTAAGCAAGGCACAGAGGAGTTTCAAATTCTATCGCAGGAAGTTGGTAGAATGAAAAAGACTATCCAACAAACTGATATGCAAGTAGACGCACTTGCTAAAACAACTTCGCAGAAATTAGGCGGTGCTTTATCGTTTGTATCTGGTGGGTTTTCTACGTTTCAAGGTGCTATGGGTGCGCTTGGTGCGGATAGTGAGCAATTAGAAGCTACAATGCTTAAGGTTCAATCTGCTATGGCTATAACGCAAGGTATTGATTCGATGCGTGAAGGCTATAAAGATATAAAGGCTTTAAGTGGCGACTTAGCTAAATCATTAGCAAAATCTGCAGTAGGTCAAAAGTTATTAAGCGCAGCACAAGTTGCAGGAGCAGCTACAATGAAGGCTTTAAACTTCATAATGAAGCAAAATCCTATCTTACTTATTGTTTCAGCAGTAGCGGCATTGGTAGCAGCATTCGCATTATTAGGTAACGCAGAAGAAGATGAAGCAGCAAAGCAAGAAAGATTAATAGCAAAACGTAAAAAAGCAGAAGATCAATTACGAAGTGAAATAGATTTAATAAAACAAAAACAACGTGTATCTAAAGGTAATGTATCACAGCTTGAAAACGAATTAAAGATACTACAATCTAAGGGTGCAACAGATGAGCAGATATACAAGAAAGAGAAAGAAATAAATCAAAAGCGTATTGCAGAATTAGCATACATAAAAGGATATAGAGGTAAGTTATCAAACGAGGAAGCGTTAGAATACAATGCGTTATTAACACAAAAGTATGTTTTAACAAACGAATACAATAAAAAGAATAGAGAACAAGCAGAAGCAGATGCTAAAGAATCAGGCAATAAAAGAAAAGAAAACTATTCTAAACAAAAAGAGGAGCAAAAAAAACAAGCAGAAGAATTAAAAGAACTGCAAAAGAAAGCAGAGCAAGATTTACTTGATGAGATTAATAAAATAGCTGAAATAAGATTAGAAGCACAAAAGAAAGGTGCGGAAGATAGAAAGGCACAAGCAGCAAAAGATGAGCAAGATATTTACGATAATCAAATAGGTTTCTTAGAGGCACAAATAACCGCAGATGAAAATAACTTAGCAGCTAAAAAAGATTTACTTGATATTCAAAAGGATTTAGAGTTACAAAACAAAGAATTAACAGAGGGCGAAATTGCAGCTATTGAGGCTAAGTATAGAAAGCAAAAAGAGGATTTAGATAAGCAAGCATCAGATAAAGAACTACAAGCTAAAAAAACTTTACAAGATGCACTTTATCAAACGGTTTCAAATGGTTTAAGTACAATTGGAAGCGTAGCAGAACTATTCGCTGGTAAATCAAGAGCATCACAAAAGAAGGCGTTCCAAGTTCAAAAGGCGGTTAATATTGCAGGTGCTACAATTGACACGTTTAAAGCAGCAACTTCTGCGTTTAGTTCTATGTCAGGCATTCCTATAGTTGGTCCTGCATTAGGTGGTGTAGCAGCAGCAGCAGCAATTGCAGCAGGTTTAGTAAACATTAAGAAAATATCATCTACACAATTTGAAGGTGGCGGTAGTGGTGGCGGTGAGTCTGGTTCTGTTCCAAGTGTACCGAATGTGCCAAGCATACAAGCAGCTAATTTTAACGTAGTAGGAGCAGGTGGAGCAAACCAATTAGCGCAACTATCAAGCAATCCAATTAAAGCGTATGTAGTTAGTGGGGAAGTATCAAGCGCACAAAGTTTAGATAGAAACATAGTTAAAAACGCAACTATATAAAACTAAATAAGCAGCCACGCCCGACTGCCTATTTACTTACCTAATGACATAAAACCTGTTAATTATGTTATGAACACGAAACAAAGATAGTTAATTATTTTAAAAATGCAACAAAAACTAAAAAAATAAATTATTAAAGTATGAAAATAGTTGAATTAGTAATTGACGATAAAGACAAGCTATCAGGAATTGACGCAGTATCTGTAGTTCATTCTCCTGCAATAGAAGAAAACTTTATAGCTTTAAACAAGCACGAAATAGAACTTAAGGAAGTAGATACCGAGAAGCGGATTTTAATGGGTGCTGCTTTAATTCCAGACAAGCAAATATTCAGACGCAACGAGAAAGAGGAGTATTATATATTCTTTTCTAAAGACACGGTACGCCAAGCATCTGAATTATTTTTAATGAACTCAAACCAAAACAACGCAACGTACGAACACGACCAAAAGTTAAAAGGTTTAAGCGTAGTTGAAAGTTGGATAATTGAAGATAGCAAAACGGATAAAAGCCGATTATATAACTTTAATTTGCCAGAGGGTACGTGGATGATTTCAATGAAAGTAAATAACGATGACGTATGGAAAGATGTAAAAGAAGGTAAGGTTAAAGGCTTTTCAATTGAGGGCTATTTTGCGGATAAATTAGAAATGAGTTTACAAGAGCAAGAAGAACAAGAATTAATAAATAAAATAGTAGAAATTTTAAAACAAGTATAATTATGAGTACGTTAAGACAAATAGGTAATAAACTATTTAAAGAAGAATTATCTAATCAAAAAGTAGAGTTAGCATCTGTAGATAAATTTAGAGCAGAATATTCTAAATTACAATCAGCAAACACAACTTTATATTTACAAGAAATTAATAAAATTAGAACTAAAGTTTTAAAAGGAATTGAAGATGTAGGTGATTTTCAAGATAGAATAAAAAAAGTTTTAAGCGGGTTAAGAGAGTTAGGTTTAACAGATGAAATTAAACCTTTTGAATCATTAAATAATGATATTACAAATGACTTTAAAGAATTAGTATTTATAAACGATAAATTAAAATAATATGGAAAATCAAACATTTGAAGAAGCAGTAAAGCCATTAATGAAATGGTTATGCGAAAATAAAAATCCACATACATATGTAATTGTTTCTGGGGTTACATCAGAAATGGTTGAAGGAGTTGAGATTATAAATACACAAGAGTTTTTAATTGATTAAACAAGTATAAAATGGGATTAAAAGATTTTTTTAAAACGTCAAGCGAAACATCTCCAAAGGGTGGCAATAAAGGCTGTTTATGTGAGGATGGTTCTTACAGCAAAGAATGTTGTGATGGTAGCCTACAAGCTCAAGGGATAGGTAGTGAAAATTCGCAAGGTGTATCTATTGTAAACAACGTAAACGAAGCACGTACAATAGTAAGAGAAAACTAAAAAGGCAACAAAACAAATATTAATAAGTTTTTATAAAAAACACATAAATGAAAAATAACGTAATTAATCAAATTAAATCGCTTTTAGGTATGGAAGTGAATTTAGAGCAAATGAAGTTAACGGATGGCGTAACGGTTTTAGAAGCTGAAGCATTCGAAGCAGGAATGGAAGTCTTTATCATTACAGAAGATGAGCAAAAAATTCCTTTACCAATTGGGGAGTATGAAGTAGAAAACGGCTTTATGTTGGTAGTAGAAGAAGAAGGAATTATCGCATCTTATATGGAAGCACCAGCAGCAGAAGAAGAAGCACCAATGGAGCAACCAGAAGCTGAAGTACCAGTTGAAGCAGAAGCAGAGGTTAAAACACCAAAAAGCGTTATCGAATCAGTTACTAAAGAAACACGTTTTTCAGCTGAAGAATTTGAAGCGTTAAAAGCTGAAGTAGTAGCACTTAAAGCACAATTAGAAAACAAAGAAGTAGTAGAGGAAAAAGTTGAATTAGAGGAAGTAACACCTATCAACTACAATCCAGAAGTAGAAGCTACTAACGTAAATTTCAAGTACGGACAAAATCGTGAGATGTCAACACTTGACCGAGTAATGAGTAAAATTAATTCTTAAATATAAAAAATGGCAACAACAACATCAATTACAACAACTTACGCTGGAGAGTTCGCAGGTAAGTACGTAGCAGCAGCTTTATTGTCTGCAAACACAATTGACAAAAACGGTATTACCGTTAAACCAAACGTAAAGTACAAAGAAGTACTTAAAAGAATCGGTACAGATGCAATCTTAAAAGATGCTACTTGTGATTTCTCTGCAACTTCTACGGTAACTTTAACTGAAAGAATCTTACAGCCAGAGGAGTTTCAAGTAAACTTACAATTGTGTAAAAAAGATTTTCATTCAGATTGGGAAGCAGTAGCAATGGGTTATAGTGCATTTGACACTTTACCTAAAACGTTTGCAGATTTCTTAATCGGACACGTAGCAGCGAAAGTAGCAGCTAAAAACGAAACTAACATTTGGCAAGGTGTAACAGCTAACTCTGGAGAATTTAACGGATTCGCTACATTGTTAGCAGCAGACGCAGCGTTACCAGCAGCACAAGAAGTAGCAGGTATAACAGTTACTGCAGCAAACGTAATTACTGAGTTAGGAAAAATCGTAGACGCTATTCCTGCATCTTTGTACACTAACGAAGGGTTGAGAATTTACGTTTCTCAAAACATTGCTAAGGCTTACGTTCGTGCATTGGGTGGTTTTGGAGCATCTGGATTAGGTTCTAATGGTAAAGACAATCAAGGTACAATGTGGTATACTAACGGAGAGTTAATGTTCGATGGTATCAAAATTTTCGTAGCAAACGGATTAGCATCTAACACAGCAATCGCTACTACAATTGATAACTTATATTTTGGTACAAGTTTGCTTTCGGATTTGAATACCGTGAAAATTTTAGATTTAAGTGATATTGACGGTTCTCAAAATGTACGTGTAGTTATGAGAATGACTGCAGGAGTTCAATACGCAGTAGTTGAAGATATCGTAACATACGGAATCACTAACGCTGCTAACTAATTAGATTAATTAACCAAAGAGGGGTGGTGCAATATACGCCATCCCTTTTTTAATACATAAAAATATGTCATGTGATTTAGCAAATGGGCGTGTAGAGCCTTGTAAGGATTCAATCGGTGGATTGGATGCTATCTACTTTGTAAACTATGGTATTGAAGAATCAGATGTAACCTATACTGTAGGAACGGATGAAATCTCAGATATTAACGGAGTTACATCTTTATACAAATATGAATTGAAAGGTACAAACTCTTTTGAGCAAACTATCCAAAGTTCACGAGAAAATGGTACTACTTTCTTTGAGCAAGTATTATCTATTGAGTTGAAAAAACAAGATTTAGCGACAACTAAAAACGTTAAATTGTTGGCTTATGGTAGACCACATATCGTAGTTAGAAACAGAGCAGGGCAGTTTAAAATTGCAGGTTTGTTTAGAGGTATGGATATGACAGCAGGGACTATCTCTGATGGTGTTGCTATGGGAGATTTCAACGGTTACAAATTAACGTTTACAGGTATGGAAAATGTACCGGCTAACTTCTTGGATTGTAGCAACGAAACAGAATTACTTACAATATTCTCGCC